AAAATTTTCAGATAGTACGTCAAAAAAACAATACAAAGATATGCCAGAAAAAAAACATCCAGAAAAAACTGTTAAAAGAAAAACAAGAAAAAATACCGATGAAAATTATGAAAAGTATTTGGAAGAACAAATATTCAATATGATTGAAAAACATATTGAACCTAGTATGACAAAAGGAGAATTGTTAAAAACAATTCAAGAAAAAGTTGATAAGTCAGAAAAGTTTATGTTGAACAACCCAAAGAAAAATACTATGTTTCAAGAAAAAGAGATGATAGAAAATACAAAAGAAAAAGAACGAACTAAAACAAAACCTGGAACTAAAACACCAACAAGAAGAAAAGGAAATCCATTCAAGGATCCGAATCCTGGTGTTGAAGAACAACCAAAAGCAAATACAAAAGAAAAAGAAAGAACTAAAGAAAGGGAAAAAACTAAAACACCGACAAGAAGAAAGGGAAATCCATTTAAGGACCCAAATCCTAGTGTTGAAGAACAACCAAAAGCAGAAGAACAAAAAAATGATTTTATGGTAGCAATAACTTCAATTTTAAGAAACTAAAAAATGGGAAATAGAGAATTAGAAAGACTTGTAAGAAAAATAATTAAGGAAGCACCAATTGATTATGGTGATTATCCTGAAAGAATGCACCCTAGAACACAACAAAGAATTGAGGACCCAGAAGGTATCTACGCAAAGAATAGAGCTTTTAGGGGTGGTGCTTCTGATGTTGAAAAAATTGCTGGTAAAAGATTTAAAGAAATTGTCGACTATGTAAAAAGATATTTTGGTACAGAACAAAATATTACAAACCCACAAGTTAAAATGTCAATACAAATGGCACAGATGCAAGCAGTTAGACAAGCTATGCAACTTGAACCAAGATATAGAGAACAACTTAGAGATTTGGCGGTTGAAATTGCGGCTAAAGAAGAAGGTTGGTTACCTTATTCTGATAATATGGAACAAGCAATTGAAAAAGGTTTGGTAATTAAAAAAAGAAAAGATGGTGGTGTTGTTTATGAATTTGATTTTGTTAATATGTTAACATTTTTAGGGGAACAAGCAATCGACCCAAGTATTTTTAAAATGAAACCACAAAAAGAACAAAAACTTCCATTACCTCCAAATTTTTCTTTTGATATCGACGAACTAACACCAGAAGAACAAAAACAATTGGAAATTGAAAAAAGAAATGTTATCAATGCTATTATAATGGGTAAAGGAAAACGTGGTCAATTTGCTTACCAAATGTATAAGGATAGATTAGACGCGATTGATCCAGGACTATACGCACTTTATAATAAAATTATGGGTGCTAATGACCTTATGTATTTTACAGATGAAGATTTGATTGAAGCTCTTGGTGGTAATGCCGCCGGTGCTGCAGGTAAAAAACAAGAAAGTAATGATGACGATGAAGACGAAGATGAAGGTGGTGAAGAAGGAGATGGAAATGATACATATTATGCTAATGGCTTAATATTTCCAATTTTACTTCACGAACTATTCAAATCATTTTCAATGATTCAGTCAAGAGCACAATGGAAAGATATGGACCCAGAAATCGCAACACAAGTTATTGGTCAAACAGATACAATGCAAAACGAACCAATGAATTTCCGTGTTGGTGGTGAGCTTGTAAGAAAATTAAGAACCTTACTTCCAGATGAATTAAACATGGATAATGAAGGTAAAAAATATATTCCTTTCTTTGAACAATTGTTATATAGTATTCCAGCTGAAGAATTTTTAAAAAATGTAATTGCAAATGTTATTTCAGATAGTCCATCTGATAATGAAAAAGCTAAGAAAAAATTCAACGAATTATTACAACAAGCAAAAGCTAACTATAAAAAATATAAAGAAGGTGATGACGATGATGATGACTACGATGACGATGAAGAAGATGATGATATCTTAACAAGACTAGGTTTATAAATTAAATAATATATTGTCCTACAAAACCCCCTTTTATGAAAATAACTGGGGGTTTTGATATTTATATTAAAATATCTTTATGAGTCTATCAAAAGAACAAATAATGCTAGAGTATGTAAAATGTATGAAAGATACACCATACGCATTAAGAACATACTTACAGACATACGATAATACGGTTTCACAATTTGTACCTTTGGAATTATTTCCAGATCAGGTTTCATTACTGAAGGACTATGAAGAACACGAAGAAAATATTGCATTAAAGTATCGTCAGGCTGGTGTGTCAACAGTGACTGCCGCTTGGATATCAAAAAAACTTGTGTTTGCAAAAAAAGAACGTCCAGAAAAAATATTGATTATTGCAAACAAACTTGATACGTCAATGGAAATGGCAAATAAAATTAGAGCATTTGTTGACCAATGGCCTAAATGGGTTGGCGCTTCTTTTTCTGCAGATAAAAATTCACAAAGACATTACAAACTAACAAATGGTTGTGAAGTAAAAGCAGTTGCAACATCACGAGATGCCTTGAGGGGTTATACACCTACGGTACTTGTATTTGATGAGGCCGCGTTTATCGAAGCTGATGGTGATTTTTGGGCAGCTTGTATGGCATCACTTTCTACCGGTGGTAAAGTAATTGTTGTATCAACACCAAACGGTTATGACCCAATTTATTATGATGTATATAATCAGGCGGTTAAAGGTGTTAACAACTTTAAAATTTCTGAAATGTTTTGGTGGAAAGACCCTAGATACTCAAAAGATTTATATCTGGTACCAACTGATGATATGGTTGATTATCTATTAAATAAAGATGAAAAAGACCATTCTAAAAATATTTCATTTACTGATACTGACCCTTATGAAAGGGATTATGATAAAATAAAAGAATATTTTAATCAAGGATATAAACCCTGTTCTCCTTGGTATGAAAAAATGGTTAAAAAGTTAAAATACGATAAACGAAAAATTAACCAAGAGCTTAACTGTGAATTTCTGGGGTCTGGAGATAACGTATTTGATGCTAAAGAATTAGATTATATAAAAACAAGTACAATACAAGACGCACCATCTAAATTAATGGGAAATTCGCTTTGGATGTGGAAAGAACCAGAACAAGGACATAAATACATTATGGGTGTTGACGTATCTCGTGGTGATAGTGAAGATTTTTCATCGATTCAAATTATTGATTTTGATGAGCGAGAACAAGTATTTGAATATGTTGGAAAAATTCCACCAGACGCTTTAGCCGAAATTGCTTATAAATGGGGTATTATGTATAACGCATTTTGTGTTGTCGATATTACCGGTGGTATGGGTATTACGACAGTAAGAAAAATGCAAGAACTTGGTTATCGTAATTTATATATTGATGGTGTCGATTCAACAAACATTTGGTCATATAATCCAAAAGCACAAGATAAAATACCAGGAATAAATTTTAATAACAAACGTGTACAAATAATTGCGGCATTTGAAGAATATGTCAGACATAAATTTAAAATTAAAAGTACAAGATTATACAACGAAATGAATACTTTTGTTTATGTTAATGGAAGACCTGACCACCAAAAAGGACAACACGATGACCTTATAATGGCAATTTCTATGGCAATTTATGTTGGGGAATCTTCATTTTCAAAGTTGGAAAAAGTCGTTGAAAAAACTAAAGTAATGATTGAATCTTGGACTGTTTCAAATAACGATTCAGTAGGAAAACAAATTCATTTTGACCCAGTAATTCCAAATGGACATATGTTAAATGAAAGAATGAAAATGAATTCTGGACCGGCAAAAGAAGATTATATTAAATACGGGTGGTTATTTGGTGGTAGAAAATAATTATAAAAATGGGATTAGATAGAAGAAAAACTTCAGGAAGAATATTTGGTGGTTCTAATTTAATAGTACCAGATCAGCCTATATATTCAGTTAAAAATTTTCCACCATCTTTTAAATATAAAAGAGGAACGCCAAAAGATACTTTCAGAGAATTACCACCACCTAAACCAAATCCAACACCACCTACACCAAGTCCGACACCACCTACACCAAGTCCGACACCAATTGTTGAAACTTTCTATATTTTGACGGAATTACAAAAAGCAATCTTAACAGAAAGTGGTGAAAACATTATATACTAATGAATATTTATATTTGACAATTATAAATTAAATTTCTATTATGGAACAAAATACAAATCAACTTACAGTTTGGCAAAGACTTAATAAAGCATTTGGACCAAATTCTTTATTGGGTCAAGATATCCCAACACACAAGTTTAGTAAACAAGAATTACTTAAAACTAGGGATAAATCCGAATTTGAAAAAGAAAAACTTCAAGCACAACAAACTTTATATTTATCAAACCAATGGCAAAAAATAGAAAGTAATTTATATACCCAAGCAATATATTACGAACCAACAAGACTTGCCGCGTTTTATGATTACGAATCTATGGAATTTACACCAGAAATTTCAACGGCTTTAGATATATATGCTGAAGAATCAACAACCCCAAATGAAGACGGTTATATCTTACAAATATATTCCGAATCAAAAAGAATAAAAGGAATACTTGCGGATTTATTTAACAATACTTTAGATATTAATACAAACTTACAAATGTGGATTAGAAACACTTGTAAATATGGTGATAACTTTGTTTATTTAAAATTAGACCCTGAAAAAGGAATTATTGGTGGTGTTCAACTACCTAATATTGAAATTGAAAGATTCGAACGAGGTATGACACCTAAATCACCAAACACCGAAGTAAAAGTTAATGAAAGAGGTTTGAGATTTAATTGGAAAGAAAAAAATATGGAATTTAACACTTTTGAAGTGGCACATTTCAGATTACTTGGTGATGATAGAAAATTACCCTACGGTACTTCGATGTTAGAAAAAGCAAGGAGAATCTGGAAACAGTTAGTTTTGGCCGAAGATGCAATGTTGATATATAGAACATCAAGAGCACCAGAAAGAAGGGTGTTCAAGGTATTTGTTGGGAATATGGATGATAAGGATGTAGAACCTTACGTACAACGTGTTGCAAATAAATTTAAAAGAGATCAGGTTGTTGATAATAAAACCGGTAATGTAGATTTAAGATTTAATCAAATGGCAGTAGATCAGGATTATTTTATTCCGGTTAGAGATGCTACACAAACAATGCCAATTGAAACTCTACCTGGTGGTACAAACCTTTCAGAAATTGCTGATATTGAATATATCCAAAAGAAACTTGTTACAGCTTTAAGAATACCAAAAGCTTACCTTGGTTTTGAAGAACCGGTTGGTGATGGAAAAAATTTATCACTACTTGATATTCGTTTTGCAAGAACAATTAATAGAATACAAAAAAATATTTTATCAGAATTAAACAAAATTGCAATTATACATTTATTTCTTTTGGGGTTTGAAGATGAATTACAAAATTTTACATTAGGTTTAAATAATCCATCAAAACAAGCGGATCTTTTGATGGTTGATGTGTGGAAAGAAAAGGTAACACTATACAAAGATATGGTTACAGAAATTCCAAATACATTAGCACCAACATCAGCTACTTGGGCTAAAAAACATATTTTTGGATTTTCTGATGAAGATATCAAACTTGATACTCAAAGACAAAGAATGGAAAGGGCTGTTGCCGCAGAACTTGCAAATACTGCAACAATTATAACACATACTGGATTATTTGATAACATTGATAGATTATATAAAACAATAAGTGGAACAACTGAAGGTGGAGAAGCAGGTGCTGCACCACCACCGGGAGGAGGACCACCACCAGCAGGAGGAGGACCGCCGCCACCACCAGCAGGAGGTCTTGAAGGGTTACCTGAAAACAGAGAAAAATTAGAAAATTTATTACTAGAATCTAATGATGATGATTTTATAATAAAAAATAGTTCACTTGGTGATATTGAAAACGAATTATTAAAAATACTTAAAGATTGATATATTTATAATTAAAAATAATTATGAAATTTGGTTTAATAAAAAGTAAGATAGAAAAATTACTTACAGAGTCATACAAAAGAAATTCTTTTAAAAATACATTATTTGTATTCAAAGAATTGGTATTGGAAAATAAAAATATTAGTAAACTTTATTACTTGTATGATGAATTATCAAGTAGTAAGGGGTTAACTGAATCTACAGCTTCTGAATTAATAAACCAATCAACAATATTATATGAAAATACAATTAATAAAATTCCTAAAAAAAATCTAGAAGAAATTAATCTTTGGGTTGGGCATATCAAAACAAAAAATAATTACGAAGATATTGATAATCTGTTTTCAAGTAGTGTTTTAACATTAGAAAACAAAATTAAAAGTAAAAAGGTTATTTTAGAAAATTTAAAGAAAACTTCAGAAGATTTTGAAGTTATTGGTAATGTACCTGTAAATAAATTAGTAAATGTTGCAAATAAAACTGTTGATAAATTTATTAATTCGTTAAACGAAGAAAGTAAAAAAATTTTAAATAAAATTTTATCTGAAGATGAAAATAAATTGAAACTTAAATAAGAACTTCTAAAAGAAGATGTTATTGATAAGTTAGAAACTATGAAAACTTCTGAAACAGATTCAGAAGTTGTTAAGACAATTTATGAAACTATAAACAAGGTCGAAAAAGAAAATTTTGATAGAATTTCCTTTTTTAAATTACAAGAATTAAATAGAAGTCTTTAATTCTGGTTCATAAATTTTTGTCGGTGAATTGCTTTTTGTAGAACTTGTCTTCTTTCTACTGATTTTTTTGTAAATTCTTTTCTATAATTAAGATTGGAATTTTGTCTGGTTTTTATAACCTTACCTTTTAATTCTTTAAGTGCTTTTTCGATGTCGTTTTTTTTTACTTGTATTATTAACATATATGATTTTATTTTATTTGATATATATTACAAAATTATGTAAATTTAAATAAAATAAACATCGAGACTATGAAAAATTTTTATGAAAAAGGGAAAAACCTCAAAAATTAATGGATTTCGTACATCCAAAGTAACTTATGGAACTGTAGATTCCAAAAATTTTAAATCACTTTATTTAAACATCCAAACTTGGGTGGAGCCAAAAAAAGAATCCGAAAACTGGAATAGGGTTGTTCTCAATATGAATAGAAGTGTTAAACATTCCGTTCATAATCACATAAGTAAAGAAATTTTTGATGTAAAATTTATTGTAGATTTAGACCTTAGAACAAGTGGTTTACAGATAAAGAAAAAATCTTTTATGAATTTAGAAATAACTTTATTTTTAAATCAAGAAATAGACTTTAAATCAACGAAATTAAAAAAATATCTTAAAAATCTAACAAAAGAAATTTATTCAGATGTATTTCTTGGCAATGAGTATTTCAAATTTTATTTCACAAAAAATGGAAATACTAAACCTTTAAAAGTAAAAACCGAAAAAGTTTAATATTTATAATAAAATTTAAATATGAAAATTTTAGGACCAAACGAAACTGGAAAAGGAATCCTTATCGAATATGACGCTGGGTATATAAACCCAAGAAGTCAAAATAATCATTACATAATGGAATCCCAAAATTTTTTGGACCATTCAAAACCATTTGAATTTTACGCTGTTCTACAAAAGTACGATACCCCGAATAGAAACGGTAGAGTGTATCCAGAAAAGATATTAAAAAGGGAAGTAGAAAATTATAAAAAAATAATTGAAAAGGGAACTTCACTTTCTGAACTTAATCACCCAGAATCTTCATTAATTGATCTTGATAGGGTATCACACATTATTACTGATGTGTGGTGGGATGGTCCGATATTACTTGGTAAATTGAAACTATTTTTATCACCTGGTTTTCACGAAAGAGGAGTTTGTTCAACAAAGGGAGACTTAGCTGCAAACTATTTAAGACAGGGAGTCACACTTGGTATTTCTTCTCGTGGTGTTGGTTCGTTAAAAAAGGTTGGTGAACAAAACGAAGTACAAGATGATTTTGAATTAATTTGTTTTGACCTTGTATCTTCACCGTCAACACCAGGTGCTTATCTTTTCTTAGATAAAAATGATAGAATAAAATTTGATGAAAACTTGGAAGAAGAAAAAAGAATGAACGTGGAAAGAAATGTTGGTGAAAGTGGTAACAAATCTCTTGACTTAATGAAAAGATTATCCGATTATTTGGGTAAATAAAAAAAATTATGGAACAAGGAGAAAAATATTTTGTAGCAAAGATTACATCAGATTTGTTAGATTCGGAATCTGGAAGAGTAAAAAAACAAAAAGAAGAAAAATTAGTTTTGGGTTACACGCCGACGGATGTTGAAGCTAAAGTAACTAAAATCTATGAAAATTACACAATGGATTGGAGAATTACGTCAATCACAGAAAGTAAAATTGATGAAGTTATAGAATAAAACCCAAAATAATAAAGATTAAAAAAGGGAATGACAATAGTTGTTCCCTTTTTTTATTGTCAAAAATCAAACTTTTTCAAAAATCAATGTATTTATTTGAATAAAGTCAAAAAAAAAATGGCAAAAAATCAAAGAGAAATCGAAGACGCGTTATTCCAGATTAAGAATTTGGAAGAGTCTTTACAAAGAAATGCACAAGGAATACTTTCTTCAACAATGAAGGATGAAATCAAATCATTAGTAAAAGAATCTCTGACAGAACAAGATGAGGTTGAGGATGACGAAGTTGACGTGGACGTTGAGGACACAGATACTGATAATGAAGAAGAAGAAACTGATGACGAAGTATATGCTACAGATGATGTAGATGATGAAGAAATGATGGGTCAACCAGTTATGCCTTCTGATGATGACACAGTAGATATGACCGGAGCTTCTGATGCTGAAGTTTTAAGAGTATTTAGAGCAATGGGTGATAACGATGGTGTTATTGTAAAAAGAGACGATAATATGATACATTTATCAGATAACGAAAACGATACAGAATATATTATCCAACTTTCTGAATCGATGATGGATGATAGTGAATTGAAAGAATTTGGAAAATCTGAATTTGATATGTATTCACATCATTCTGATGGTGAAGATGAAGATGAAGATGAATTTGAAGATGACGATGATTTCAGCTTTATGTCATATGATGAAGAAGATGATGACGACTATATGCCTATGAACAAATTGGATATGGGTATTAGAAAAAAAGGAATGCTTAATCAAGATCCTATGGGTGGAAGATTTAAATCTAATGATTTTGATTTCGAAGAAGAAGATGATTTTGATTTCGAAGAAGAAGATGATTTTGATTATTCAGAATTTGGGGAAGATAAAGAAACAATCACTATGGATAATGGTCAAGAATCTTCTAGAGAACGAACTGAAAACATCTATGAATTAGAATTGGATGATGATATGATGGATTTTGAAGATTCTGAAACCCCAATTGAATTTATGGAAGACGATTTTGAAGATATTCGTAACCATAGAATGATGGAGTCAAAAGGATTCAAAGCAAAAGGTGTTGGAATGGGTAATGCTTCTAAGTATAAAATGAGTAAAAAACCAAATATGGATGGTGGCTTTAAAACTGTTAAGAAAAATGCCAACAAAACTATGGGTACTGGTAAAGCAAAATTTGGGGACAAAGAAGGTGAAAACTTAAATGGTGAATTCAAGGTAAAACCAACTTCTAGAAAATCAGAATTTAAAGAAGCTTCAAGAACTTTAGGTAATGGTAAGTCTTGGGGTGAAGGTGGTGTAAATAAAAGAAGAACAGCACCAGCTAACCTAAGAAAAGAAAGTACAGAAGAACTTGAATTGTTAAGAACTAAGAATGACGAATACAGAAAAGCACTTGATTTATTTAGAACTAAATTAAATGAAGTTGCGGTATTTAATTCTAACCTTGCATACGCTACAAGACTATTTACTGAGCATTCAACAACTAAACAAGAAAAGATAAATATTCTTAGAAGATTTGACAATGTTGAAACTTTAAAAGAATCTAAAAATCTTTACAGAACATTAAAGTCTGAATTAGGAAATGTAAAAACAAGTGAAAATACGATTACAGAATCGGTACAGAGAAGAGTTGAAATTACTCCATCTACTGGATCTGCAGTAAATTTGATTGAATCAAAAACGTATGAAAATCCACAATTTTTACGAATGAAAGACTTAATGACGAAAATAAAATAAACATTTTAAAAAAACAGTATATTTATAATATACATAAATAAAAAAATAAAACAAAAAAAACAAATAAAAATGGGAGCATTATTAGAATCAGGTCTTGTTGGTAACATAGGTCTAAAACACCTAAAAGTTATCAAAGAAGATACAATTAACAAATGGGATAGATTAGGATTCCTAGAAGGTCTTAGAGGACATTTAAAAGAGAACGTTGCGCAGTTGTATGAAAACCAAGCGTCTCACCTAATTAACGAAGCAACTTCTGAAGGTTCAAACGGAGCTTTCGAAACTGTTGTTTTTCCTATCGTTAGAAGAGTTTTTTCTAAATTATTAGCTAACGATATCGTATCTGTACAAGCTATGAACTTACCAATTGGTAAATTGTTCTACTTTGTACCTAAAATCCAAGGATATTCTACTGATGTTGCAGCAGGTGACGCAGCTCATTATCCACCAGTTGGTTCTCCAGAAGCTGTTAATTTAACACAAAATAGTCCAGGACAAGGTTATGATACTGGGTATCCTTATGCAAAAAATCTTTATGATTTATTCTATGAAGGTGCAGAACCAGGATTAGATCCTGCCGGTTTATTTGACTACTCAAAAGGTCGTTGGTCAGCAATTACAGCTCCAGCCACAGTTGTTGTTTGGTCAAATGGTAATTTAGCTGATGCAATAGGAACAACAGTTAATGCTTATACTGGTAACACAAGAAAAGTTCTTATCAAACTTTGTGGATGGACTAACGTACTAGGTGCTGGTAAATTAATTGGTCCTGATGGTAATGAAATCGATTCTGAAACTTTCCTTTCTGATTTGAAAATCTTACCTAATACAGGTCTTGCGTTTGCGGCTTCTAACGTATGTCCATTACCTACTGCATCTACACCACTTTTATTTAGAGTTGTTACTCAAAAATATGGTAAAGGAATCGTTCAATACGGTAGTCAACAAGGAACAACTTTCCCAACAACTGGAAATGGTGGATCTTTCTACGATATCTGTGATGCGGATGGTTGTATCTTCTTAGAAGTTGACCTTTCTTGCCCTGCTTGTGCATCTTGTGGTTCTGATTCACTTGACGGATACACAGGTTCTTCTATTTCTGCAATTACTTCTGGAACATCATTTACTGCTGTATGGAGAAGATATGAAGAATTAGAATTCGAAGAAAAAATCGGAGAAGTTTCTTTTGATTTGGAATCTGTAACAGTTTCTGTAACTGAAAGAAAATTAAGAGCACAATGGTCTCCAGAGCTTGCTCAAGACGTTGCTGCGTTCCACAACATCGATGCTGAAGCTGAACTTACAGCATTACTTTCTGAGCAAGTTGCTGCTGAAATCGATAGAGAAATCATGAGAGATTTGAGAAAAGGTGCTGCTTGGAACTTAAGATGGGATTACAACGGATGGAGAAGATTGTCTTTAACAACTTCTTATACTCAAAAAGATTGGAACCAAACTTTGATTACTGCAATCAACCAATTGTCTGCACAAATTCACAAATCAACTTTGAGAGGTGGTGCTAACTGGATTGTTGTATCTTCTGAAGTTTCTGCAATCTTTGATGACTTAGAATAAAACCACGTATCTAACGCGTCTCCTGAGCAAGACCAATACAACATGGGTATTGAAAGAGTTGGTACTTTAGCTGGTCGTTACCAAGTGTATAGAGACCCTTACTTCCCACCAAACACAATCTTGTTGGGTCATAAAGGTACTTCTTTATTAGACACTGGATACATCTACGCTCCGTATGTACCTCTTCAATTAACACCTACAATGTATAACCCATTCAACTTTACGCCTATCAAAGGTATTATGACCAGATATGCGAAAAAAATGGTAAATAACCGCTTCTATGCCCGTGTTACCGTTGATGGAGTTCGTACATTTGATTTAAGAGAATTGAGATAATCAAAATCTTAACTAAATAAGAAAAAGGAGACAATAAATTGTCTCCTTTTTTATTTTTATTATGGGAACTATAGATTTTTAGATAGAATAGTTCATATTTATTAATATGAAGAAATATGTACCAACACAAGAAATTATTGATGTAATACTTAAAATGTATAATGATGAATTATTAGGTTCTAAATCAATTTCAAAAGAATTAAATATAAACCAACAAATCATTTTAAGAATTTTGAAAGAAAGTGGTATTCAAGTTGGTCCTTCTGGAAGAAGATTTATAGGTGGTAAAAAAATTGCAGATAAAAAATATAGACAAAAAAATAAAGAAAAATTAGATTTAAATTCTAAAAATTGGTATGAACAAAACAAAGAACATAGAAAACAATATTTAAAAGAATACCGCGAAAAAAACATAGACAAAATTCGTGAAAATAAAAGAAACTACGAAAGAACCCGTAAAGCAAATGACCCAATTTATAAATTAATTAATAATTTTAGAACGGCAATCTATCAAGTATTAAAAGAAAACCAAGTTCAAAAAAACGGACATTATTTTGATATATTAAAATATTCACCAGAAAACTTAATAGAACATTTAGAAAGTAAATTCAAAGATAATATGACTTGGGACAATTATGGTGAGTGGCACGTAGACCATATAAAACCAATATCATCTTTTAAAATTACAGAAATTGGTGATAACGAATTTATGTCTTGTTGGTCATTAGACAACCTACAACCATTGTGGGGTGATGAAAATATCCGAAAATCAAATAAATTATAATCTAATTAAGGAAGATGAATAGATGGGATATGTTTGAAAGGTTGTTCACATCGTTTTTGGCGTTAGCACAACCCTTCATTGTTTATTTCCTATACGGTGACAATCACGCAATATCAAGAGTTTGGGACACACCACTACAACCTTTATTTATTATCACAAATGCTCTTGTTAGTTTTTTCTTTTTTAAAATACCTAAATGGAGAATCCCAGCGTTACTTCTTTTATTATTAACATCGTTTCCGGTTACAGATTATTTTGTATTACATAATATTTTTGCAATACTATTTTTTATATTTTCTGGTGTGTCACTCTGGAGTATAAAAAAATTCAGATACTACCTTGGGATATTTTTAATTTCGGCTTTGTTTTTGTTTCATGGATTGTTCTGGGCTGAAACTTGGGGAATAATTACTTTGGTTGCGTATCACACACACGTTTTACTATATTCACTTAGCCTTACTAGAAATCGTTCTAATAGCCTTTGAAATTACTTCAACTTCACCTATACTAAAAGCACCTCTTTTATGTGCTGCTTTTACTGATTCAATTAAATAATAAATTGAATGTTCTCTATCCATAGTTGTAAGAATTACATCGAGATGATCTTCACTTAAAAGGTTAATAGAACCAAATAAATTACCGAATAGTTTATTTTCATTTTCCATAAATTATGATATTTATATAAATATATGAAAATAGAAGAGATAATAAAGAATGTACTTAAAGAAGCGACTGGTGACTCAACCGGTAGTAGGGGGTCTTTTGCACCACCATTACAACCTGGAATACGTGATTTTGATAAATCAAAATTAGCACCTTTTACAGATTCTTTAACAAACTATAAAAGTCCTTTAGTTGCATACGATAGTTATGACCACGATTGGGATTTAACTAAAAATCAAAGGCAAAGTTTAGAAAAAACAGCAAGAAAGATATCAAATTTTATAAAAAGGCATCCAGAAGCAACTAATAGTGATGAAGATGGTAATGTTTTGAACAGAACTCCAAGTGGTAAAGAAAATTCAAAAAAATTAGAAATAGTCCCAGTAAAACATAAAAAAAATAAATCAAAAATTAACGAAATAACAACAACAACAACTGCTGGTGAATATTCTGGTCCACAAGAACTTGGTTTAAGAAAATGGAAAAAATCAGAACTAGGTGCTTTTGATATTGAAAGCGATAATCCACCAAATAATGTCTTCAAAAAAAGAACAACAAAAAAAAATGTACATAAAGTAGTTGGTGGTTGGGAACCACAACACGGTAACTTTGAGGTTCCAACATATGATGTTGATGGTGAACACGAATCACAATTATCAAAAGGACAACTAACAAATGACCCTATTGAATGGTATAGACCTTTAAAAAGAAAACCAGTAACAAAAAAAGATATTATTAAAAAACAAAAAATGAATGAAGATCTTGCTGTATGGTTTGGTAAAAAGAAAAAACCAAAAGGTTCTTCAGAACCAAAAGGACCTTGGGTTGATATATGTAGAAAAGTAGATGGTAAACATCCACCTTGTGGTAGATCAGACGCTAGCACCGGTTCTTATCCTAAATGTAGAGCGGCAGGTGTGGCAGGAAAAATGTCAGATTCACAAAAAAGAAATGCTTGTCAACAAAAAAGAAGAGCCGAAAAAAATGACACACAATCTGGAAAAGGTCAAAAACCAGTAATGGTATCACATACGAAAAAAACGAATGAAAATATAAAAAGAAGAATTATCACATTAACAGAAAATGATTTAACAAGAATTGTTAAACGTGTTTTAAATGAAGATACAAATAAAATTTAAGGTAAAAGTAGGTTAGATTTAAAATGTGTCAACTATTTAAATGGTAATAAAAAAGAATATTTAGATTATACTTTTTTTAGTGAAACAGAACCAGGACAATTTTCTATAAAAAAAATAAAAACTAGTGCAATACCAAATGATGGGATTCAAGAACGAACTAATGAATTATTATTTTTAACAATATCACAACCAAACCAAGAAATAATGGACTTTATTAAAAGTAGGCTTCCTAATTTTTATTGGAATGAGGCGTTAAAATATATTATTTATTTGTCAACAACAGCAACACCGTCATATTTTTGTAAAGTAATGCAAAACGGTGTTGACGCAGGCGGTCAAACTTCAGAAAAATGGATTACTTTTTTTGAAAATAGCTCGGTTGCTTATAACTTACCGAATTCAATTTTCTAATCTTTTTTTTCTGGAACACCACTATCAACTAGTAGATATTTTTTTATAAAAACTAAAAGTTCTTCATCTGACATTTTGTTCATTGCAAGAGCTAAACTCTTTTCACCATCGTGAGAGTCACTAAAGTCAACACCATTAATATAGAATTTTTATTTATTAACACTTACCGTTTCAATATTTGACCTTTCAATCGGTTTTGGCTTTGGCATTACAGTTGGGTAACCTTCTTTTTGACCAAAAGAATTAAAAGAAAATAATAAAGTTAAAACTAAAACTAACTTTTTCATATTATATAAATTATTGGTTATTACTATTTGAAATTCTTTCTAATACATTATGTAACGAATTTTTAATCTGAGAGTTGATTGTTTCTTCGTATTTTAATCTTCTTTTTTCTGTTTCCATATCAAAAATATATGTGACTCTTTCCCAATCTCTACCGGTAAGTTTAACACTATAATGATATATGTGATTTGTTAAATCGATTCTACCATAATCCATAGTAATAAAAAGGTCGATTTCTTTATTTTCAATATACCTTTTATTTGACATTGGTGCAATCATAAATTTGGTTGATGGGTGTTTTATCACTTGAAGGCAAATTTGGAAACAAGTTTTCTCATAAGATGAAACTTCTTCTTCATATGTTTTAAACATTTTACCTTTTTTACTTAATAAGTAAAATCTTAATTTTAACCTCCTAAAAAATCTGACTATTCTTTTTATCATATCTTTAACTTAACTCCACAAAGATATAAAAAAAATAATTATACTTCCAAATTATTTTAAGTTATTTTTAACAATATGCCCCAGAACATCTTTTTTTACCATCAAGACCTGGTTTTGTTCCTTTACAAACTTGTACGGCGTAACCATTGGCGTAAGCACTAGGATACACGTCAAATTTTGCTTTGGCCGCTGCCTTTCCTCTGGCACATAGTTTTGTTCCAGTTTTTTTTCTTCCTTCAGCCATCACCATATCTTTATCATCAATATTCATTGACATTTCAATACCATCTTTTTTTGATTCATTCATAATAAAATCAAATACTTGATCCATATTGTTTTTTGCTTCAGCTATGTGATCTTGGGCCCAGTCATGTCCATTTTCTAAAATTGACTCAACCATTTCTTCATCTAAATCAAGTAATAAATCACATTGTCTTCTCATTTGTTGTAGGTTTGAAAAGAACATATATCTTGACGACCCGTGTTCTTCTTCTCTTAAAACCTTTCTAATTATTCTATCTAAATTCATATCTAATATGTTAAGCATTTAATCCGTTTGGTCCTCCTAAGACAACCATATTTAATTGTGTTACAGGTGTTCCATAACCATCTGTCCATACTGGGTGTGGTGGTGTTACAGCTGTTGATCCAGTAAATTCACAATCTGGAATACAAATAAAATTTTCTGTATTTGCACTTCTTGGTGGTGATGTAGTAGTTGTTGTAGTAGTACAATCACAATCATCGTAAATTGAGGAATCGTGTGAGCTGTATCCTTCAGTAGGGTCATCACTAATAGCACCAATAAGTTGAGCACAAACTGTGGTATCATCGACTGCATAGTCGAATAAAAAAAACGGTGGTTGAAATTCTGGACAAAAAGCTTGTGAATTTATAATAAATTCTGTTGGTTCCTCTTCCTCTCCACATATTTGAAATACTAAATTTAATTCGTTTTCTCGAAAACATTCACAACAAGTACCATACGTGTCCCCAAGGACTGAATCGGAAGAATCTATGGTTTCTTCTACTACTACTCCGCAATAAATGGCTTCTCCAAAATATAAACTTATAAAGTCACCTAGATTTAAGGTGTCACTCGAAGAAACAATAAATGTATCTTCAGTAATACAATTTCGTACTAAATAATTTGTCATATTTTTATTTTTTTATTTTTTATTAACTATTTGAAACTTTATCTGTTTCTTATAAGTATTTATCTCTCCCGATGAAATCACTTTAATATCAATAAAATATTCATTAGGTATTTTATCTCTTGTATCAAATATAAAATAATATTCATTTGGTGTTCTATTTAGTTTAGTCCAATCCTGGACTTGAACTTCTGTTTGACCCTCCCTAACATATATTCTATAATAAGATTCTATTTTTGGTAATTGTTGGTTTTTTGTATAAGCTTTTTTAATTATTACACCAACTTTTCTGATATCAGTATCTAATATTTTTTCATCTTGTTTAATCCCATAAAAATCAAATCCATAAATTGATGGGTCATTTGTCGTTGTTCCAAACTGTAATGAACTTTCCAATGGTTTGATCACAAATTCATTAACAACATTTGGTAATGAAAAATTATTTAATTTTATATTTGACCAAGTATCTGTAAAAATACAAGGCGAATGATAATTTAATAATGGAGGAATTGCAATTTCATAAACACCTTTTGTTCTTTGGCAACTATCTAAATTAATAAGTCCAGGTATTGGTGTACCAGTTTGGTCTGAAATTGTTACTTTTGGTATTTCATCTAAATTAACAAAATCACCATCTTCATATGTATAAAGATATAATTTATTAACTTTTCCCAAAGAAAAATTATTTCTATCATCTTGGATTAAATCATCGTATATCGTTTCAAGCCTCGGTTCATAAAATGTTTGAGTGTGTCTTGAAAAGAAACCAACATAATATGATTCTGTTGTACCAGTTAAATTTTCGAGTTGAGGCAAAAATGATATCCCCCAACCCACCGGATTTACAAATGAACCATCTAAAATGGCTTCAATTTCACTTGTCATATCAATTTCCAAGTCTTCATTACCAAATTCAAAGTGCTGTGTACCAACAATTGTTAAAGCTGAAAATGGAAAATTTCCATAGTTTTCATTGTTGTACACACCTTTTTCTTCCCAAGGTGTAAGTGTTTGTCTCAAATACCAATTTGATGGTCTTGTTGAAAAGTTTCTGTCACCAGGTACCGAATCTATGTCCGTAAAATCATAACCAACACCCTCATCCC